AGAATTTCACCCGTTCGTAGACGGTGTGATCTGGAGGTTCTGTAAGAATCTCCTTGATCTCCTTAAGGGTCTTAAGGTAGACAGAGCGGGGGGGAACCCCCGCAGCACGCGTCTGTGACATTAAAGTCACACGATACATATCGATGGGAGTTTTCCCATCGGCCATAAAGTCAGTGATGACTTTGAAAAACGAGATCTCTCGCGGGATCTCAATGGAGCGTAAATCTCCAATAGGGTTGAAACCAACCTCTTTAATAGCGCCACGAATGCGCTTAATCTTCTCGTAACAAGAAGGATTCTCCGGGATCTCATCCCGGAAATAGTCAGGTAAAAGCTGACTGATTAAGCAGGTTTGAATCTGCTCGATCCTGGGCCAACCCAGGAGTTCTTCCCATGTAGGGAAGCTTAGGACTAGTTGCATAACTAGTCCATCGACTGTAGCAAGAATTTGCTTCAGCTTGTGCAAGCCTTGACGGCTTGGTTTTAGGTTGACAAGTTGGTCAACCCTTTGCTTTCCTGAGAAACCTCTCAGGCCAGCTAAAAGACGGAGTATCGCTACTCCGTTCGGATTGTGCCTTCCGGCACTGTCTTTTCGGATCAAACGTCCGAACCAAAACGTCCCCTTGTAGAGGACCGTCTGCATATGCCAAATAGTTGGCATATCTTCAAACTTGAGACGTTTCTCAAGTCCAGTAATGTGACAGGGTAACCTGGCACCGAAAAGGGACTCAGCATCCCATAGAACGTTCACTTGCGGAACGCCCTTGTCTTGGTCCATACACGGACCAATTACTTCCTTACAGAAGTATGAAAACTCACGATGGTACTTATTCTCGTGAGTTCGAAGAAACAGTCCTGGTTTCAGGACTGTAGTGCATGGCATAGAGCTCATGCGTAAGTAATCCTGGGAAATATCCCAGGCGCTGCCTTTCGGCAGCTGTCCGTTATCGGACGACTCCATGAGGGAAACAAGATCTCTCTAAGAATGTGCATGGAAACTCGCACTTATCTACGCTCGAAAGAGTAGACTCG